CGAAGATTGACACATGGAACGACCTCGAGGCCTTCGTCAAAAAGCACGGCGTGCATCAGGCCATGGTCATGGTCGACTCGGGTGACCAGGCTACGGACGTATATCGGCAGACCGCGGCCCGCGGCTGGAAGTGTGCGAAGGGGTCGGGCAACGAAGACTTCTCGGTCACGACTAAGGACGGTAAGACCACCCGCCGATTCTACTCCGATAAACAGGCCATCATGGTGCCCGGTCTTCAGGCGCGGGCCGTCCTGATCGTCTGGTCGAACCTCGCCGGCAAAGACCTTCTGCACGGCCTACGCTCTCGGAAAGTATTCACCTATTCCCTCGACGCTGGTCAGGACTACGTCGACCAGATGAACGCCGAAGTCCGCGTGAAGGATAGGCGCACCGGGAAGCCCCAGTGGCTGCTCCCTCAGGGCAAGAAGGATAACCATGCTTTCGACTGCGAACTTCTCGGCCTCCTGGCCGCCGTCCGTTGGGGCATCGTCGGGAAGGAAACAACCGAAACCGACTTGCCTTCCGCGTGAACTCGGGGACACTTCACCTAAGCGGCGGCGCCGATAGTTGCGGGAAGAAGAGCTCGTGGCGTGGATATGGGCGTCGCCGCCCCCTCCGTTGCCAATTACCGCAAGATTAAATGGCACAAGGTATCTTCATCGGCCTGACGGAATGCGAGCTTCTCGACCTCAAGGCGAAGGCCCTTTCGCTAATCATGGACGGCAAGACCCTGATGTCCTACTCCGACTCCGGCTCCTCGGCCACCAAGCAGTTCGCTTTGCCTCCTAAGGAGATGCTTAACGAAGCGATGTTTGCCCTGTCCCGCCTCGACCCGCGCAAGTATGGTCGCCGTAACACGATGATTTACTCCCGCTGGGACAATCGTTACGAATAATCTATGGCCCCCCGCAAGAAAGACACGAAGCCCGCCAAGCCTTCCGCGAGGAAGAAGCAGACGACCGCGCCTCAGGCCGCGTCGAACGGGGCCACGTTCAACAATCAGTACAGCGGTAACCAGTGGGGCTCGACCGTCCAGACGTACGCCCGCCGCGTCATCTACGCTCCGCAGCCGGACGACATGCGTCGCGACCTCTCGCCCTGGGATCGCAACGAGATGGTCAAGAAGTGCCGATGGGCCGAGCGTGAGTCCGCCCTTTTCCGCCAGATCCTGAACGACCTCTGCATCTACGTCGTCGGCGACGGCATCAAGCCGCAGGCCCACGCAGACAACCCGGAGACTTCCCGCCTTTACGAGGAGTATTTCGCCCGCCAGGCCAAGCGCATCGACGTCTCCGGCAAGTCCTTCTACCAGTGTCAGTCCATCCTCATCCGTGCGCTCATCCGTGACGGCGACGCCTTCGCCCTGAAGGTCGTCAACGGCGACCGCGCGCAGATCCAGACCATCGAGGCCCACCGCGTGGGCGACCCTACCGACGCCGACACCCCTGCCGATTGCTGGGACGGCATCGGCTTTGGCAAGTACTACGAGCCGATTTACTACAACGTGTACAAGGCCGACGGCTCCTCGAAGAAGATTGAGGCCCAGTCCGTGATGCACGTCATCGACACCGAGACGACCTCCGGCTCTCGCGGCGTACCAGTGCTTCAGTCTAGCCTCTCGAGTATCCAGGACGTAAAGGAAATCCTGGAATTGGAGCGACGTGCAGTGAAAGACAACGGGGATACGACTCGTGTAATCAAGAAGGGGTCAGGCTTCCTCGACGACGATGCGGCCTCCGAGATCGCGTCGAACCACAACTCCGCCGAGAACATCGCCAGCCAGATGGGCGGCAAGGCCATCGTGCTCGAGGCCTCCGACTCTTTCGAGTCCTTCGAGAGCAAGCGCCCGAACAGCACGTTCGTCGGATTTCTTGCGGCGCTGGAGAAAGACATTTGCTCCGTGCTCCCTTACGAGTTCGTGAAGGACGTCACCGCCGCCGGCGGCGCAGGGGTGCGTCTGGTCACCGCTAAATCGGCGCGTGTATTCGGGAAATATCAGAATGTAATTATCGAGGCCTTCTGTCAGCCTACTTGGGAATACATCATCGCCGACGGCATCGCCAAGGGCGAGATCCCTGACGACCCCCGCTGGTGGTCTGCCTCCTGGACGACACCCAAGTCCGTGACCGTCGACGCAGGCCGTGAGGCCGCGAATGACCGGGCAGACATCGAGATGGGCCTCATGTCCATGTCTGAGCTCTACGGCCAGCGCGGCCTAGACTTCCGCTCCGAGATGGAGAAGCGAGCCGCCGACATGGCGCACATCCAGAACCTAGCCCGACAGTACGGCATCCCGTTCGAGCTGCTCTTCCGCCCGACGAACACCCCGCTCGGCACGGTCGCCCAAGTCGACCAGGCTGAACCGCTCCCCGGCACCAACCTTAACGAAAAGAAATGACCCGCTTCCTCTCCCATGCACTCAAGGGCCGTGAGCCGATGCTCATCGACCCGTCCAAGGCCCAAGACTTCGCGGTCATGGCCGACAAGTTCGGCTTCTCCGACATGCTCGCCCAGATCTTCGGCGTGGCCCCTGCGCCGTACATCGTCGACGGCGTGGGCGTCATCCCGATTGCCGGCCCGATCGGAAAGGGCGTCAGTCCCCTGGAGCGAATGATGGGCGTCGCCGACGTTAACGAAATCTCGGCTACGGTCGACGCGATGGCCTCCGACCCTGCGGTCGAGAAAATTGCCTTCAACATCTCCTCCCCTGGCGGCACGGTCACCGGCGTCGAGGAACTGGCGAACAAGATTCGCGACCTCAAGAAGCCGACCATGGCTTATACCGACAGCGAGATGGCATCGGCTGCTTACTGGCTTGGCTCTCAGGCCGACCGCGTCGTCGCCTCCCCCTCGGCCACCGTCGGCAGCGTGGGCGTCTACATGGCCATCCCTGACATGTCGAAACTCTACGAGGCCTCGGGCGTCCGCATGGTCGTCATCAAGTCCTCGGGCTCCCCGCTGAAGGGCGCCGGCATCGAGGGCACGTCCCTCTCTGACGAGCAGATGGCCGACCTTCAGGCTTCGGTCGACGGCATCCATGAGGACTTCAAGGCCGCCATCCGTGCCAAGCGCAAGATGGTCGCCGACTCCGCCCTCCGCGGTCAGGTATTCTCCGGCAAGCAGGCCGCCGCCCAGGGCCTCGTCACGGGTCTCGCCGACTCCTTCTCCAAGGCCCTCGCCTCATTCTAAAACCTATGCCCCGCATCTTCACTGACATCGACGACACGATCCTGAAAGACGGCCAGCCCGTCGAGCGCGTCATCGACTACATCGACGAGACCGCCGAAGAGGTGGTCGTACTGACCAACCGCCCGGAGTCTGACCGCGAGAAGACCGTGGCCGACCTCGCCGCCACTGGTCTGGAGTATCAGGAACTGATCATGAACGACGGCTCCGAAGAGGCGCCGGTGTTCAAGGCCCGCGTCATCAAGGAACGCCTGGACAAGGGCGAGCGCGTCGACCTGTTCATCGACAACCGCGCCGACAGCCGCGAGGCCGTGGCCGCCCTGGGCGTCGAAGTGATGGCCCCCGAGGATGTGCCTGAGGTGGTCGAAGAGTCCGAAGAGGAAGTCGAAGACGAGGTCGAAGAGGCGGTCGAGCCCTCGGCCAAGGTTGCCAATTTCCGCAGGACTAGCATGACCATCGAAGAGCAACTCGTCCAGGCCGCCGCCTCGCTTGCGGGCCTTACCGCTGAACGCGACGACCTCCGCACCACCGTGGAGAAGATGACCGTCGGCGCCTCCGCCGAGCTGGAGTCCCTCAAGGTGGAAGCCGCCGCGTCGTCCTCCAAGGTCGCCGAACTTACCGCCGCCCTGGAAGCCTCCGCAAAGGAAGCCTCTGAGCTGAAGGCCAAGGTCGCCGAGCTCGAAGCCGTCCAGGTCAGCGCCTCGAAGGAAGCCGCGAAGATCGTCGCCTCCTTCGGCACCGAGCCGGTCGAACTCCCGAAGGGCGACTCGCCCGCGAAGATGAGCAACGCCGACATCAAGGCCGCTTACCTCGCTCTCCCTGCTGGTCAGGCCCGCATCGCGTTCTTCAACGCGCACAAGGCCGCTCTCATTTCCCTCTAACCCTCACTCCCTAACACATACCTATGGCTACTGTCCTCCCTACCGCCCCGGCTATCCTGTCTGACTACATCGTCCAGACCGTCGCCGGCAAGCTGCCCATCCTCAACAACGTCTCCGTCAACCTCTCGGCCTCCGTCGGCCGCGCTGGCAAGACCGTCTTCGTCCCGATCATGGGCGCTGGCACGGCTTCGGAGTTCAACAAGGTCTCGAACAACCTGTCCGACGTGGACGGCGCCGAGATGACCTCCTCCTCGGTCACCCTGAAGCATTTCAAGTACGTCGACGAGTTCAGCCCCCTGGACATCCAGGAGTACGGCATGCAGTACCTCATCAACGCTTACGCGAAGACCGCCGCTCAGGCCATCGTCGACAAGACCTGGGCCGAAATCGGTTCCGTCTTCACGACCGCCAACTTCGCCACCGAAGAGATCGTCGCCCTCAATGACTTCGGTTATGACGACGTCGTGAACGCTCAGTTCCTCCTCGACACCGCCAAGGCCGGCCAGCCCCGCTCCTTCCTCGCGGGCAACGGTTACCTCAAGGCCCTCCGTAACGACGCCAAGATCTACGGCTCCCTGAACCCGGCCGCCAACGCCGTGGTCACCACGGGCTCCGTCGGTCAGGTCGCCGGCATGGACATCTACCAGTGGAACCAGATCCCCGCCATCGAGAACCTCGCGGGCGTGGCCATGGGCCCGGACTCGCTCCTCGTCGCCACCGGTATCCCGATGGCCGAGATCGCTGGCTTCACCTCCAGCGTCGCCACCGCCGAGTCTGGTCTCTCCGTCCAGGTTCTCGTCGGTCAGGCTGAGACGGGCAACATCCGCTGCATCGCTCAGATCCTCGTCGGCGCCAACAAGGGCCGTTCGACCTCCCTCGTCCGCTACGTCACCGCCGCCTAAGCGGTCT